CCTTCTTTAATTCAGCCCCGGCAGGCCGGACGCCAGCCATAGCAGGAACGCCCCAACCAGGGCGCTGAGGGCATAGCCCACGACGCTCTCCCACCGTTTGGCAGGCTTTTCCGCCAGGGTATTCACCTTTTCCGTGATAGCGTCCAGCTTTTCGTCCATCCCGTCCAGCTTGGCCTTGAGGGTGGCCCCGCTCTGCTCCAGGGCCCCGATACGGGCAAACATCTGCCGGTGGGTTTCGGAGGAATTGCCGCGATAGCGGTTGAATTCATCCTCCAGCGCCCCCACCCGGGCCGACACCGGGCAGTTCACGGGGTTGCAGTTTTCGTTCATGGGGTTCAGCTCCTTTCAGTTTTATACGCAGTATTGCGGGGTTTGCAGCATCATCCGGCACAGCCCAACCGCGTCCGGCGCGGCAGTCTCCCCGAACTGGGTAAAATTGGACTTGTACTCAAAGTACGCCATGCACGCCTCGCCGCTGCACAGCCCAAGCCCGCCGTCCGGCATCCGCTTAAACGGGCACAGCTTGGTCCTGGAATCCTCCATCTCGTCCACCTCCTTACAGTTTCATGATGTAACACAGCGCATAATAGGGGGGCATGTTGTTGTGGGCAGTTCCGCCGCCAGTCTGGTATGTTTTCATGGCATATGCTTGACGGCTTCCAACCACCGACTGTACAGGGTAGTCACTCGCTGAATCCGATTGCATCAACGAAACACCATCTGAGGATGTAATTAAATCATTTTTACCATAAGCTGCATAGGAAAACTTCTTTGCTCCATAGTTTTTTAGCGTATAGGAACTTGGTATTGGAGCGCCCGAACACATAAACTTGGGATATATTTGGGTGCCGTTATTAACTCCACGTTCTGTTTCCACATGGTCATGCTTCGGCATCTGGTCCACCGTCAGCGTTACCGCTTCTTCTCCGCCCTTTGCTCCAACACTGTATTTGGACCCCGCACCCAGTACAAACCTGTCTCGCAGATCTGGGGTGCCATTGGTTCCGTCGCACAGCGCCCAGCCGTCAGGGATGGAATCCACCGCGCCGTACCAGATGGAGATCAGCCCTGTGGGGATGCCGGCCCCGCCGCCCCCGGACAACTCCTTGCCGTGATAGATGATATTCACCAGGTCATCTCCTTTACAGCTTCATGATATAGCAGAGTACGTAATACGGCGGCATGTTGTTGTGGGCGGAGTTAGAGCCGGAAGAATTTGTGTAACCAGTTCCACGATACGATACCATGTCCGCATTCGAATAATATATGCTTGTAAATGCGGTTTGTTTGGGTGTGGTTACTGCCGTTAAGCCGGTTCTATTTTGGCCAGAATATTTGTAATCTGAATGCGAATGGCTGGGCATCTCACTGGTTGTGAGTTTATGCGTCTCCTCTCCGCCGGTCTCCCCCACAGCCCTGGAGCCCCCCGCCCCCAGCACAAAGCGGTTTCTCAGGTCCGGGGTGCCATTGGTTCCGTCGCACAGCGCCCAGCCGTCCGGCACCGCGTCCGCCGCGCCGCTCCAGATGATGATTCCGCCGGCGGGGATATTTCCGCCGGACCCGCCGTCTCCCCCGGGCCCGCCCCCGTCCGGGACGATATACACCACATCCGCGTTCTTCTCCTCCTCCGGCAGGGCTTCATAGTCCGCCTTGGACACCGCCCGGATGGGGAGGGAACGGCCCGTTACCTTGCTCCAGAGGTAGCGCAGCCCGTTTTCATCTAAGTATCCCACGGCCTGCCCCTCACGCGCCGGTAATCGTGTCGATTTCCCCGTTGGTGATGGACTGGACCTCAAAAATTTGCCCCAACGGATCCCAGGCATCCCCCGTCCAGCCGTAGTTCATGTCGGTGGCCTCCACGTTCCACACGTCGCCCACCTCATTGCCCTCCCCGGCGGGCAGGTCGGCCACGGCGGCCACGCTGCCCTTGTAGCGGTACACGCTGGTCAGGTCGGATTTCTTGGCGAAGGTGTCCGCCTGGGCGGCGGGGATGGCCCCCACCTCGGCGGCGGTATAGGTGGGCTTGGCGGCCTGCTTGGCCCAGGCGGGCACCGTGGGGTCCGTCTCGGTGTAGCTTTGCAGGGCGCTGTCCGCTTTGGCCAGCGAGGCCTTTACCGCCGCGTCCAGCTCGTCCCGGCCCACGCCGTCCCGGTAGGCCAGCGCCCCCAGATCGGCAAAGTTCTTGGCCAGCTTGCCCGCGATCACCGCCAGACTGTCCCCGCTGGCGGGCGCTCCACGCTCCTCCGCCGGGTTGAAGCTCACCGTCACCTGGGAGCCGTCCCCGGAGGTGCCCAGGCGGGAGGTGTCGGTGGGGTGGACGTGGTCCCCCCGGGCAAAGGCGTTCTCCGTGCCGGGGGTGGCCGTGCTGTCCATCTTGGGCACGGTGGTGGAGGCCGCCGCCCCCTCGGGCACGTCCGCCCCGGTGATGTAGCCCGCGTCGTTGGCCAGCTGGCTCATCTTGGTGGGCACTGCGGAGGCGTCCGCCTTTTTGCCCAGCCGCTCCTTTATTTTGCCGTCATAATACGCCAGACCGGATTCATTCAAAAACTTGTCTGCCATCGGTCAACCCTCCATAATTTTGATGATGTCGGACACGGAAAGCGCATTGTCCGTGCGTACCCGTTTGTCCAACTCCCGGTCAAGCCGGGTGATGGACTGAATGGGGTGCTGGTCCGGGGCGTCCCGGCCCGACAGGAGCCGGTGGTCCGACGTCCCGCCCCCGCCGCCTGAGACCGCCACCGAGGAAAGCAGCTTGTCCCCCGCGTACAGGCCCAGCTCCCCCGCCGGGGTGTAGCCCAGGCCGTCGCCCTTCCCGGCCAGCGCCTGCTCCCACAGGTCCGGGGTGGGCGGATGGGCATCCTCCCCCAGGGCGGCCCCCTCCAGAATCACGCCCAGCCCCGCCCAGATGGTGGGCAGGGTCACGCTGCTCCCCCGGGTGCCGTACACGCCGGCCTGGAGCTGCACGCCGGGCGCTTTGAGCACCTCCCAGGGAATGGCGCACTGCCCGCCGCCGTCCAGTTGGACAGACCGGGTTTCCCCGCCCGCCCGAAACACCGCCGTGCGCTCCATCCCCTCCCAGTCCGGGGAGAACTGAAACCACACCATGTTGGCGTTGACGCTGCCGCTGGTCACCGGCTCACGGGATAAAAGAACCAGCTTGTTTCTGTCTGCGCGCAGTTCGAACATTGGTCAGCCTCCTCGCTAAAGCTCAGCGGAAAACGCCACGTCAAGGCCGTCCAGGACGGCGGGCCCGCTGGGGGCGGTCGACGTGATATCGCACTCCAATTTGACCCTCAAAATGTCGTCAGAATCTCCTTTTACGCTGATCGAGGACACGGGCAGAGTTTTGCTTGTTCCATCCACAAACCGAACTGTCCCGCCCAAATAAGACAGGATGGGGGCTTTAACAATTGAAGGCTTGATACGCATGGGAACGGGGAGTGGAATTTCAAACTTCGCAGTCTCGCTGCCCTGGGAATACCAGCCGGACACAAGAACTCCATCAAAGGCCCCCGGCTTTACAAAGTACCGCAGGCACTTCAGAAGCTCCAGCGTTTTGTCCGGCGGGGCGTCCTTCAGCGTCCACACACTGCCCGCCTCGGCGGCCAGGGTCTGCGCCGATCCGGGCTCCAGCTTTGCCGCAATAAGCGTCATGCTGCCGGAAATCCAAACGCTTGCGTCACGGTCCGCCGGGACTGTCCCTGTCACAGTAACCACCCTGCGGCCCGCCCCGGCGTCGGTTGTGCTGCCATAGACGGTATTGGTGTTCCCATCCTCAATACTCAGATTACAGGCTCCGCCATCGATCAAGACAGAAGCGCAGAGCGCGGTTTCAGCCTTCATCTTTCCTTCTGTGCGCTGCCTGATTGTAGCCGAGGTCAGATTTACGCCGCCAGGTGTCAGCTCCATGGAGCCTTCCACCAGATACCAACGGTCAATGGAAAATCCGTTTGTGCTGTAGCTAGTGGTGAAGCGCTGGTTGACAGGGTCCGGGAAGTACCAGTTATCCAGCATGTTTCGGTTGTGCCACACGTCCTGAGATCCAGACCCGGAGGGCGTGGAGGGCGTTTCGCCCGGAGTGGGCGGCGCGGCGCCGCCCGCGATGCTGTCCAGCAGCGCGTCAATTTCCTCGCCGCTGTATTTGCTGGTGTAATAGCGGTTTGGCGTGTCCGCTGCCCGCGTTATTTCCGCCATTGCTCACGCCTCCTATACAATAATTCTTCTCCCAAACTTGTCCAGAAGAAATTTTCCGTTTTTGCCCTGAAGCTGGCCGGAACCCACAGTCTTTTTTACCCCGTAATAAAGGATGATGCAACCGGGAGCGCCATCGCCGCCGGTTCCGCCATGCGGGAAAGGTGGATAAGGGGATGGAGAAATAATATCAGCTTTGGCACGAATTGAAAGCTGCCCATTCACAAATTTCAATTTTTCTACCGATGCGCTTTGTGTTGCTTGAATTTGGATTGTTCCAATCGCGCCATCTCCACCGGCCCCGCCTCCGCCATCTCCGCCGGAACCATAGGTCCTGCCTGCTGCTCCATTTGCACCTGATCCGCCATATCCTGGCAACTTTCCATACACCGCAAGCCCCAGGTGCTCATCATGAGGCGCTACAATACCGCCAAATTGAAAAAAACGAAATTCGAGAGCCGTTGTATCAGCCGACCCTCCAGGTGTTCCCCGGTTTTCCCCGGAATTTCCACCTGCGCCTCCGCCGCCTGATCCAGAAAAACTTGCATTACCTGAACTAGTCTCAGTTCCAAAAAAATCATAGCCCGTTGGATACGACGCAGAAGTTGGAGAACTACACTGACCAGTGCGTGGTCCATATTTACGGCTTGTCGATTCGGCTCCACTTCCACCTGGAATTCCTGCAACGCTTGAACCGGGTTTCCCCACCGAGCCGCCATCCCCTCCCGCTGATCCTGCGTTCCCCGGAACAGCGAAAATTTCGCCCGTCATAAGATCTACATATCCGCCAGGAATGATGCCGCCAGAATCAGAAGATTCCGAGCCAAAAACCGTTGCGCCACCCCGTTTTCCAGAAGTTCCTTTTTTGCCGCAGGAATATGAAATTCCGCTTATATTGTCTATTGGCACTTCAACACGATATACGTTTCCAGGGGTTCCACCAGCTCCGCCGCTTCTCCCTTTTGTCGCTTGTGCTCCATTATGTGTATATGAATTCGACACACTCCCGCTTAATGAACTTCCAATGGAGGCCCCTGGGAGATCGAGAAACTTACTTTCCGAACTATCGTTTCCAATATAAGAAGTTCCTGAAGAGGTTTTTCCAGTTCCGTTTTTTCCACCGCCGCCACCGCCAATTAAAACAGCGATAACCTTTGTGACGCCTTCCTGCGGAACCCATGTTCCACTCCCCGTTAAAACCTCCCGATGGTCATAAAGCTCAAAAAAATTAACCTGCTCTGGCACAAACCCCACAAGGCTCTTTTCCTCCGCCTTTACTGTGTTGGACAAGGTAATATCCGCGCTTTGAAGGCACGCGTCACACGCAACCCGGTCAAATGGATGTACCAAGCTTAGCCGGTCACCCGGCTGCTCCCCCTGATAAACCACCGGTGCGCTAATGGTCTCCCTTAGCTTATAAAAATTTACCAGGCGGTTGGCCACGGCGTTGGAGTTTACCAGGGAGACCAACGTGGCGTCTTTTACCGCCTTGACGTTGGGATCCTTTGCCTTGTGGACAGCCTTTGTCACCTCTCTGGTGTTATGTATATACGTCTTTCCCGTCAGGACGCCTGTCCCGGCGGACAGCTTTGCCCAGTTGTCCCCGGCCTCCAAAATGGAAAAACCATTTGCCGACAGGCTGTGCATCGGCTCCTGAAAGGTGATGATATCTTCCTCCAGCGCCGTTCCCTCGAACAGGCTCTTTTCCTCCTGGCCAGGAATATACTGATGCTCGGTGACCGTCACGGCGGTGACCGGCGCGGCATAGGCCACCGTGCTCTCCACATACATCTGATCTGAGCTCACCGCGCCGCTGATCCCGTCCCACAGGGGCTCGATCCGCAGCACGCCGTCTAAATCGGTTTTCAGCGCCGCGCCCGTGGCCAGCAGCACTTGGGCCAGATTATCTCTGGCAGAGGCGATGGGCAGCCAGCCGTACAGCTTGATCCGCCCAACATTGCTTTTCACCTGAAACGCCACCGTGCCGCAAATGGACGCAATGATCTCTTCAGCGGGCGTGCCGTCGTACACCCCGCCGTAGTGGGTGGATTCGCTCAGAAGGCCCAGGGTACTGGTGGCGGTAATGCGGTACAGCGTGGGCCCAACCCGCTCGATGTTCTGTACCCGGAACACCATAGGCTGCTCAATGCTTTTATAGTACAGCAGCTTTGTGTTCCGCTCAAAGTTCAGGATAGACGGCTCCTCACACTCCACAACAGCAATCAGGCTGTTGACCTCCAGGGAGGAGGACAGCAGGGAGGTGGCCAAATATATGTTCCCCTCCCTGATTTTGTCCGCGTCGAAGGTCCACGCTTCATATCTGATGGAATGCCTCATACGTCCTCCTCTTCAGGGACGAGCACAGGACGGATGGACTTGAAGGAAACCGTCATACCCGTCCACTTGCGCACTCCGCCCATGACCCCCGCCGACTTCCGGCGCACTGCGGAAACCTCCGCCTCATAGGTAACGGAGCCCTGCCCATGGGGCATAACAACGGTGTGGGAGGAGACCGGGGCGGCCATAGCGTCGAACAGCGCGTCATAGTCCTGGGGGTGGCTTGGGTCCCGCTCCACGTCCATTGAGTGGCCATAAAAGGTGCCTGCGATGTCCCGCTCGTGCCGCCCGGAAAGCATGGATCCCTCGTTGATGCCCTCCTCCAGCGCGGCGGACTCCTCCAGTGAGTTGTAGACCACCCGCACCCGGTAGTGCTTACCGTCCATCTGAATGTTTGTCATTCCTATTCTCCCATGTCACACATTTGTCACATTTAGTTGACCAGCTGCGGCCCGCGCCGCGCAGCCTCCCCGGCGTTGTAGGTGTACATTTTTCGCGCCAATATGGATCCGTCAAGCTCCAGCGTGATGGGAATTGTAATCCGCTGCGCCGAGGACCCTGCGCCGGAATGCGCCATAGCCCGCTGTACGGTCTGCTCCAGCGTGGACTCAGGCGCGATGATTTCCCTCTCTTGGGTGTTGTCCCCCACCACCGCCAGGAAGGGATTGTTGGGCTGGATCACGCCGCCCCGGGCCAGGTGGGGAAGGTCCTCGGCAAACGCTGTGGGAAGAGCGTAGAGCGCGTATGGGTCGTATGGATTAGCGGGATATGGATTCGGAAAGATGCGGAAATTTCGTCCACCACCTCTTTTATCCGAAGGAGCATAGGAACCGCTATCCAATCCAAATAAATCCTTGAAAAGAGCAATAACATTCTGGATTCGATCAGTCAGCCAGGATAAGCCATCCCCAATATTATCAATCAATTCTGAAATTACCTGGAAAGCCACACCGACAACCCTAGGCAAATCAAGGAAAAAGTTGATAATATCCTCTATGCGGTCTCCAAGCCATCCTAAAGCGTCGCTAACTCCATGTATCAAATCTGCGATCCCATTAAATGCCCCAGCAGCGCCTTGCGCTAAAGCGGAAAGAGCGGGGCCAAATAGTTCGAGTAGTGCAGTTTTTACATTTGACACGGCCTCTCCAATTAAAGCCAATGATTCATCAAGCTCAGACTGTGCATTTCGGTTCGCTATAATGGCTTCATTGTTTCTATAAAATGATGCTGATGCGTCCTCGTACGTGTTGGCTAGGGTTTTCATAATGAGATTGGCTCTATACGCTGAATCTTCATTTTGCTCAAGAGCCTTATTGAAGTCCTCCTCGCTGATTCCAACCCAGTTCAGTGCGTCCGCCAAAACGCCCGTAACCTTACCAACCTTTGCTGTCTCATTGGCTGCTTCAATTAGACCTTCAATAGGAATGGAATCCCCAAAAGTGCCATACACGCCAGCGGCAATATCTACCCACCGCGCCATCTCTTCCTCATTATTTGCCAACCGAACCAATAGCTGAGACGCTTCTGCAGCAGTATCTGTATCACCTAAAATGGCATAAAATCCACGATATGCTTCTGTTGCAGTTTCCGAACTATAGCCCGCTGTTTCAAAAGCTGTGTTGAGTTTTCCCATCGCGACACGGTAATCTTCGGTAGCCTCATCCATTTCCCACAGCTGTTTCACCGCATCAATAGCAGCCTCAACAAGTTTTTCCCCGATAGCTACTGCCGCGCCTAATACAACGCCTTTAAGCCCGCCCAACGATCCCGACAAGCCGCCAGAAGCACCATCCAGCCCGCCCATACCGTCCGTTGCGTCCTCCGCCGCGTCACCCACATCTTTTAACGCGTCCGCCATATCATCCGCTGGACTGCCGGCTTTCTTCATTTCATCATTCAGATCAGCCAGCGCCCGCTCGGCGCTCTTCATGTCGGATTCAGTTACTGCCAGCTCAAGCCCCAGTGCTTTGGATTTCTTTTCATAGTCCTCAGCGCTGATTTTTCCCTCATCCAAGGAGCGTTTCAGGCCGTCTGACCCACTTTCCAGGATCTTCATCCGATCTGCGGTTTTGGTTATGGTCTCGGCCAAAAGTCTCTGCTTCTGCGCCAGCAGCTCGGTATTGGTGGGGTCCAGCTTCAGCCGCCGCTCCACCGCCGACAAATCTTTTTGCATGGTGGTGAGCTCATGGTTTACACTGCCCAGCGCCTTATCCAGTTTTGTGGTATCGCCGCCGATCTCAATGGTGATACCCTTTACGCGGCTGCTTCCATATGACGGCATCCAGTTTCACCTCACAGCATTCGGTCTATATCCTCCTGGGTGGCCAGCGTGGGCCAGTCCAGCTTGTCGTTTTCCGCATCTGGGTACATGTCGTTGAGCATGCCGATGGTCAGCAGCTCGAGGTCTCGCAGCGGCCCTCCGAGCTGCACGGCTCGGAGCAGGAGCAGCGCGGTTGTAAAGTCCCGGTCAACCGCCCCGCTTTTTTTTTAGCTTCCTCCAGCCGCTCCATGTTGCCCATCCAAAGCGCCTGAATTACCGGGAATACCACATAGATGGACATGGTGGAAAACCCTTCCAGCCACTCCTCCGGGCTGTCCGCTGTCAAAGTGGGGTCTGCGTGCTTGGCCATAATGTACGCCATGCGCTCAAACATGGTCAACGCCTGGAGGGGAATGTTCTCCCCCGTGGTCTCCTTCCCCTCCATAGCTTTGGCCACCGCCTGTATATCCCGCAGCAAATCCCGTTTAAACTTGCGCCGGTACAGCAAAGGGACAGCGGCGGTAGCTTTAAACCGCACGTCCTTGCCGTCAATGCAAATGGTAGTCTCCACGGCTTACTCCTTCCTGGCGGTCGCGTCCGCGCTTTCGGGCTCCTCCTGGGCGGCAGCCTTGCGGCGGGCCTCCTGAGCCGCCTCCAGCGGGGCGGCGGCGGCATTCTCAGCCGGCTCATTGCTGGGCGCGGCGCGGGGCTCCCAAACCTTCTTGAACCAGTTGTTGAACACCTCATCAACCGTGTTCGCCATCGTCCGGGCGCGGGTCCTGCCATCGGACAAGGCGGAGGCGGTGATATCCATTGCCTCGGTTTTCGGGGTTTTCTGCGTCTGGCCGTCCGCGTCCTCGCCGGGGACACCCACCGTGCAGTAATACAGAACCCGCCGAGTAGCCTTTTCGTCCCCTTCAATCTCAAACAGGAGGGCAAAGGGCCGGGTCTCGGTGTTGGCGTACTCCACCAAAACGTGATCGGTCTCATCCTCGGTTTCCCTGAGAATCGTTTTGCGGAAATGGTCGGGAATCAAAGCTATGGTCAGGGTGCCGGAATAGCCCTCGTTGGAGTAGGAGGCATAATATACCACGCCGTCCGCAATGAATTTTACCTCGCTGCCCTGGCGGTTCATCGTCAGCGAGACCGCGCCGGGAATGTGTATGGGGGTTTCGAAAGTAATTGCCCCATCCTCTCCCACGGTGATCGGCGCGTAGTGCACATTTTTTAGGCTAAATTGAACTTTATTACCCACACTTACACCTCAAATTCATAAGATATTTGATAGGCCCGCTCGGTGTCGCCAAGGTACACCGCGTCCTTGTTCCAGAATAGCTCCGCGCCGTCCAGAAGGGCCTCCATCCTGGCCTCCAGTTCTGGGTCGCGCTGGCGCACATACAGCTCGATGTTGACGTTACGGGCCACGTGATACACGCCCCCATCCGCCGCAAAATTGTCCGTGGAATCGTCGAAGTACACCCCGTAGGGCATGGCGGGGGGCTTTTCCCAGTGGTGAAACGCAAAGGGAAAGCCCATGCCGCCCTCCATCAGGTCTTGCAGCTCCTGGTAGGTCATTTGCTGGACACCTCCTCAATGGCGCGGGCCACCAGCTCCGGCAGCACCCGCTCCGCCTCCTCATAGGCGGGCTGGACATGGGGAACTCCCTCGACCCTGCCGCCATTTACTTTCTGATGGTCTTTTTCCAGCAGGTGAACCAGCGGGCCGTCTTTGGCGTTGAAGATGGTCACGTTCACCCGGTTTCGGTAAATGCCTCCCATCTCTTTTTTCATGCGCCACCCTTTTTTGTAGCGCCCGCCGCTTTTGTTTTTGCTCACCGGGGACTTTGCCCGGACAACCCTCAGGGCTTTTTTCCCGGCCTGCTCCACCGCGCCGCCTACGGCCTCCCGGACCTCCTCCGAGTAGTCCTCCAGCGTCTGAGAGAGGGTGAGCGCGAAATCTTTAATCTCAACATCCATTTATGTACCCCTCCCACGCGCTGCCGCCTGTCTCCTCCAGGGTCAGCCGGGTGATCAGCAGCCCCTCATCGTTTTCTGCCGGGGTCACCTGCTGGATGTTGTAGTACATCTCCCCGATCCGGCAAATATCCCGGACGGAGATGGAATCATCCCGCCACAGCTCAATCAGGCGGCTCACCGTCTTTCCTGCCGCCGCCGCCGTGTAAAACCGGGTAACGCCTACGGTCAGTTCTCCAAAAGTTTGCCGGGATTTGAGCTTTATGTGCGTGCAAACGGGTGGTGGTGCGTTTTCGTCCCGCTCTACCTTGAATATCTCCGCTATACCCGCGTCATGCAGTACCGACATTGGAACCCCCCTTTGCCCGGTTATGTACAATCAGGTCATGGCGTATCCGCCTCAGAAAACCCGGCTCCGCCTCCCCGGTGATCCGCTTTCGGTACATCCATGCGGCAGTCGATATTACCGCTTGGTACCAATCTGCGCTTTCTTCGTCCCGGGCTCCCTGCCGCTCCAGGCTGGCCCTTGCCGCCTGGAGCAGTTGGGTGAGATAGGTATCCTCAAGGGGAAGGCTGACTGTCCGCTGAAGGTCCTGTCTTAACAGCAGGACCATGCTGGAATCATCCAGCATTGCCTACACCTCCCCGACGGGCGGCGCACTTTTTCTGCCCCGCCTGCTGGTAGATTTTACGCTCTGCGGCCCTGGTCCCAGCTCATCCAGGACCGCCGCTAAGGGGTTCCGCTGTCAGGAGCCGCGGTGTTGGCCTTATCGGGCGGGAACGGTATCGAGGTGGTGGGAACCGCACCATTGATGTTCATGACGGCAAACGCCTCTCCAAACACCGGCATTCCGTCATAGCGGGCGGTGCCCTTAAACAGCGTCTGATCCTGGACGAAGCGGGCGTGCTCACTCATAGCGATCTGAAACCCGGCCCGCTCGGCCATGAGATAGAGGTCCAAGTGGCCGAACAGAATATCCCCATCCGGGATAAAGTCAAGGGTGACGATATCTCCGCCTACTGCCGGCATGGTGCCGTTGATCCCGGACACGATGGCGGCGGAGGAATTGAACTCGATTCCCTCCGCCACGAGCCTGGATTTCGTGACCTCGTTCATCATCCAGGTAATGGGGCCATCGGAATAGGGGGTTCTCACCAGACCGGACCGCAGCGCAATTTCCTTGAACAGGTCCTTGACCTCTTTCCCGCTGATCTGAATCAGGTTG